TCACTGTAATGAGTGCGGAGAAGAAATTCCCCTAGCACGTCAAAAGGTTGTTGCAGGTTGTACTATGTGTATCGATTGTCAACAACTCTTTGAAAGACGGAAACTTGGCTTATAAAATAATTCCAACTATTGAAGGCTACGGCCCTCGTAAAGGGCTTGAAGGTCCTTTTAACTTTAACGGTCGCATACTGTACTATGATCCTATCGAAGGAAAATATTACGATCCACGGACCGATTTTTATGTCCCCCATTCTGAGTATTTCGAAATGGTAGGACTAATGGTAAAATAATTTTCCGGACAGAATTCTTTGAGATAAGTATTTGCATAAAATATCCCAAGGAATGATACATGTTTATTTGGCAATACATAGATATACCAGAAGAAGAAATTCTTGCTATCCAACAAGTAGTTCGAGACAGCTTACCCGATAATGGGGAGTTTTTTCAATACCTTGATGTCGGAGTGAAAACGTTTTTAGGATCGGAAGTAGACATAGTTGTACTAATCCAAGCGGCACCTGGATTCGGTCTTGATGGATTCGGTATCCACAGAGATGCAGGCGCTGAAGAAGATCAACGTTTAGCTATAAATATCCCTTTTGAAAATTGTGATGAATCTATAACTAAATTCTGGAAAACTGATAAACCAGAAATTAAACAATTCACACCGAACGGCATTCCATATAACTATTTTGAGATGGACGGTTGTGAACAAATAGATGAATTTAGATTAACACGCCCGATCATTTTTGATACCGGTGTTCCACATCTTGTAATTAATCCACAGGACGTTTGGCGCAGAGCAATTAGCATACGATTCAAAACAGATCCCTGGCATTTGGTTAAAAAGGATTAATTAGTATGGCAAAGTTTGATTCTGTTCTAGCATTTGGTGATAGCTCAGTAACTGGCTGCGAGCTTTTTCATCCTATAGAAAAATTCTATTCAAGAGAATATATGACAGGAAAAGTTACCCTAGCTGAGTTAGATGCTCCGGGTAAACTATTAGCTTTTCCGCAAATGGTAGCTGACCATTTTAATATACCTTGTTACAACTATGGTATGACTGGTAGCAGTAACAATCGAAGCTTAAGACTACTTACACAGGCAGTAAAAGATCATCCTAATAGTCTAGTACTGTTTGCGTATGGTCCTACAAACAGAACCGAGTTCCACCATCCAGAAGGTGGATTAGGCTGCGATGAAGATAGCTTCTTTCAAACAGGTCCTAATAATTTTGACTTGCATATAAACAGACAATACTTAGAAATTGTCAAGCCTTATAATAATCTCAAAGAACTAATGACTTGTGTAGATGCTATATGTAGATTACATGCTAGAGATTTCTTACATCTACATTTATTCACTATCGACAATGAAGATGAAATACCAATCATGCCTAAAATGTTTGATTGGAAAAACCCTAGACAAAATGCCGAAATATGGGGGATGGAAAGAAACTTTCCAAAACACAAGTTTCATTATGGTGTAGAATATCATCGACAGTTTGCTAATGAAATTATTGATATTATAACAAGTAATGATTGAAAATATATATCACCGCTATCTAGATCTACCAGTATCTCCAGGTATTGATCTATTTGCCAAAAATGACTATGATCCAACAACTATTGGACATATTAGTATAGAGCAAGATGAAATTAATCCTGCATTAATTGCGTGGCTTGCTGAATTTAATATTTCTCCGATGATGTGTGAAGCATTTTATACTCCCCCGAATGGTGGCAAAATTTATATTCATATCGATACTGCTACTGTATCTGATGCAGTTAAAATTAACTGGACTTGGGGAGCACCTGGTGGTAGAATTGTTTGGTGGCAACCTAAGAATGTTGATAAAATAAAGCACATGGAAACTGAATTTGGCCAACCTTATTTGACTATCGACGAAGACGATTGTAATAGAGTATACGAAGCTGATACAAATAAACCAAGTTTAGTACAAGTTGGAACATGGCATAGTACTTGGAATCCTTCAGCAGAGGGAAGATGGACGTTTAGTTTACCTCTGCAAGATATCGCAACTGAAGAAAGACTTACGTGGGCAGATGCGAAGGAAAGATTTAAATATATAATTAAAGAAGAAAAATGAAATATCCCAATTTAGTTGATTCGATTAAAAATGTAGTTAAAAACTCCCCAGCTAGGTGCGGAAGAGTTTACTTTGATTGTATTATTACAAAAGTAGATGATACACTTAAAATAAAATTCTCGCCCACAACTGAGTACTTTGAAATAGATGACAGGAAGGATGACGAAGGCGATATGGCTAAACCGTTTAGCTTTTATGAAAGTCATCATCATACTGGAATAGCTATAGGTTCGTTAGAATGTTTTTTTCAAAATAACAATATACCCTATACTATAGATGAATCTAATTCACCAACATACTTTGAGGTATTAGTAAATGTATAATCTCACATTAAATCATACTCTATCACACGCTAATCGATCATTCGATATCGATACTCCTGTAGATGCTGAAACAGTAGCATACCTAAGTAACATGATAGATGAATTTCTAAATGAAAATCCAATCGCATATAAAAGTCTAATCGAAGACAGGGAAATTATTAAAAAAATCTACTACGTGGGTATTTGGAATAGAGATGGCGAATATAATGGCGAGTATAAACTTCCTTCATTTTGGGCGCCATTGCTTATTGTACTACCTCCGATTGATCGCGCAGACGGTAAGGCATTGATTAATCTTGGTAGATTCTATGCTAAGTTAGGTATGGAAGTACTAAAGAGAGGATATGCATTAGCATTTCAAAATAGTCTAGACTATCATGATCCAAGAGTGCGTGAATTGCAGGAATACCTACACATCGATTATGATTCATTTGCATCAACTAAGAATGATGACGATTTTCCGGTTAGAACATTTATTTGTATAGGTAATAAATTAGTTCCCAATAGTCCCCATAATTGGGATTGGACAAGGGCAGATCTATTTGAATCTTGTCCAAAACTTGATGTTGATTTTGTTAAGGACCTAACATGATAAAATTAGAAATATCTAGTGTAAGAAAAGTAGATAAGAAAGTCTATCAATTTTTTAACAGCGATGCAGGTATTAAAGAATATATAAAAATTAATTTTCAAGATACTGGTAAACTAGTTAGTATGTCTAACAGTATCAGCGATGATCATACTACAGAAACTCGAACACTTGTTTTTAACTCTCAAGAAGACTATGTTGATTTTTTAAACGATAAAGTTCTACAGTATCAAACTGTTTTACAAACTAGATATAATAGATATCATAATATAACTTTTGATCAATTTACAACGATAATCTAATTCGTTGTAATAAAACAACAAAGCCCTGCTTGACAGGGTTTTTGTTTGGCTGTATAATACTACTATGTTTAACGAAAGGCTCCTATGAAAATTAAATTTGATAAAGATACAATGCCTGATCATTTGTACAATACGCTGTTACAACATTTTGTAAACGAAGCAGTTGGACTAGGGGTCGAAGTAAATAAATTTACTGAGTTTAATAACTGGGTAATCGAATGTGAAGTTGATGTGAAAGAAGTAGTACACTAATGCCTAAATGTTATCAATTAATTGGAGTTCCTTGTGCTGGTAAGAGTACTTGGATTAAAAATCAAATATGGATGTTGGGACTAACAGTAGTTTCAACTGATGCGTTTGTAGAGGACTATGCAAGAGCACAAGGCAAGACTTATTCAGAAGTGTTTAAGGATTACATGCCTCGAGCAGTAGAACTAATGGCTGATCAAGTTGTGTTAGCACGTGATCAAAATCATACAATAATTTGGGATCAAACTAGCACTACTATTGCTAGTCGTACACGAAAGTTTCGTATGCTTCCCGATTATGAGCATATTGCTGTAGTGTTTAAGACACCCGATATCGCAGTATTGAAAGAACGTTTGGCTAGTAGGCCGGGCAAAGAGATTCCTTGGGAAGTTGTACAAGGAATGATTGATAATTTTGAAATGCCTACCGAAGATGAGGGTTTCAAAGAAATTTGGAGGGTATAATGCCTTGGATTGAAAATGTAGCCGCAAGTGATGTTTCGACAAAGTTTCATCACGATGCTGGCGAGAATAGTATGCTGATCAGCATTGTTGATCCTGCAAGCTGGAGGCCTACTCCTGTACATAAATTCAAAGAGATTCATAACTTTGAGTTTTTGGATGTAGAAGAAAAGGACGAAGTTCTTGAAGAAGAAATGAAGTGTAGCCAAGAGCAAGCTAATGAACTTGTACGTTTGCTACAACACGCATTAGATAATCGTATGAATGTAGTTGTTCATTGCTTTGCTGGTATTTGTAGGTCAGGAGCAGTTTGTGAAGTTGGAGTTATGATGGGCTTTGATGACACAGAACGTTTCCGTAGTCCTAACTTACTGGTCAAGCATCGCATGATGAAAGCATTGGGTTGGACATACGACCCGGATGAAAAGCCCAATCTTGACGATTGGCGTACTTTTAGATCGGTTGACTAATAGTAATTTTGGCAGTATAATTATAACTTAACTTAGAAAGGAGGCGAATATGCCAAGTGTATTCTTAGTAAGCGACACGCATTTTGGACACACTGGTGTATGTCGCTTCACACGTAACGACGGTGTTACAAAACTTCGTCCTTGGGACTCACCTGAGGAAATGGACGAAGCAATGGTTAAGGCGTGGAACGAACGGGTAAAGCCCACTGACAAGGTCTACCATTTAGGCGATGTTGTTAT